ACAATTAACTCAGCTCAAAGAAATGTAGTTAATTTACAATTAAAATTAGATACGAATAGTATTATTCAAAACGATTATAAATTAAAATTATTAGAGATTTTAAAAGTACAAAATAAAAGAAATGCATTCAAAGATATTAGACAATTGTTGGCAGATAATAAGATTACGGATTTTGCTGACTTATTTCGTTTGTTATATGATGAAGTAGACAGTTATGGAAAAGGACATGTAGCAGAATGTATTTTGGTTATTGCAAGATATGAACTATCAGATAGTCAAGTAGTTGATAAAGAAATCAATGCTATGGCAATGATAATAGAATTGTTAGGAGTAATAAAATAATGATAGAAAAACATTGGGGTGAAAAGAAACCACTTAAAAAGAAAAGTGTACAAAATCCACCACCAACTGAAAAACACATAGCAGTACATGAGAATAAAATATATTATTATGCTGGTGTAAATAGAGATAGTGCATCTGAACTTAATAAAAAGATAGGTGAGTTAGAATCTAAAAGTTTAACATTTGGAAATAATTTAGATATAGATCCACCAACATTAAAAATATTGATAAATTCAGGTGGTGGTTCAATTACTGCAGGTATTTCATCTATGGATACAATACTGAGATGTAAAGTTCCAGTTCATACTTATGTAGATGGATTCTGTGCAAGTGCAGCCACATTTCTTTCAGTAGTAGGTGAGAAAAGATTTATGAGTAGAAATTCTTATATGTTGATCCATCAATTATCAAGTAATTTTTGGGGAAAGTATTCAGAATTTGAAGATGAGAAAAAGAATTTAGATTTAATGATGACTACTATTAAAAATGTATATAAAGAATATACTAAAGTTCCAATGAAGAAGTTGGATGAGATATTAAAACATGATTTATTGTGGGATGCAAAAATTTGTTTAAAATATGGTTTAATAGATGAAATTATTTAAGGAGTTATAAAATGACAACAAAACCAATGAAACCGTTAAAGAATCCAAATGCACAAGTTAGAGTTGATTTAAAAGATGCAGAAACTATTAAATGTAATAGTTGTAATAACTATTTATTTATTACTTCATTTATATTAAAGAGATTATCTGCGTTAGTATCACCTAATGGACAAGAAGCACTTATTCCTGTACAAGTTTATAGTTGTGGAAATTGTGGTGAAGTTGCAGAAGGTATGTTAGAGGGTAGTGGTATAGAAAAATCAAAAGAAGATTCACTTTTTCGACACGACCTTATGGGACAATGAGT